CTCTGCTAACACCGATAGCATGAAGTCGCCTTGCTCTGTCTTGCCGCAAAGCATCATGTTCTTGTAGGGCGCTGGATGCAGTAAATATTTGCGCTGGTCGTAGCCAATGTATTCCTTGATGGCTCCCGTCACATCAAACCATTGCATCTGCGTTGGGTCAAGGTCAGCCACCAAAACCAACTTAACCATTTCTTTGATTAGCGGCGTCATGTGTTTTTCTCCTTTAGCTTGGCTTCAATGGCATCGGCAAACCAGTATATTGAGGTTCCCCACATCGTGTCTTGATATATCTTTGTCATCTCCTCATCCGTCAGCCCTACCCACGGGCGCTGCACTGGCAGGGGTGGGGTGGTGTCACCAAAAACAAGAGGACGCACAGACACTGGCTCGTCATTGTTGCGATCATCCCTACCGTGCATCAAAGGTATGCGCTCTCCATCAGCCCATTCGTGCATCCACGCCACCGGCCCCTGCTCTGGCTGTTCTAATGCTTCACGGATGGCGGTGATGGCTGCTTGATAGCGATCAACAATAGGACAAGATTCAAGCCAGTCATGCCTATCCTTTTTCGCATGGTGTGCGCCATTACAAACAAACTCAATGCTTACCAATTGCAACGCCTCAAGCGCCAGCTTCAGTGTTTTGTCTTTGCTCATGGCGCCATCCAATACCAAAGGTAGCCAAATGCAAAGCACAGGCTGGTAAACACTCCAATGACGACGGAAAGGGTCACGGCACCTTCCATCACGTCCCAAAACAGGCTGCGTTGTTTTAAACCGCAAGTGCATCTGCGCCCTTGGTCACAGTTCCCAGTACAGGTATTCATGATGACCACCATGCCATTAACAGCGCAGTTAAGCGTGTGGTTCCAAAAATTTGATACATAAATTCTTTCTAAATGGTGGGAAACAATGCTGACCACATGAAGCAGTGTCTTTGAATTGTTAACATTTACCGGCGCTAACCCGATAATCAACATTGTTTCCCATAAAGGTGGGGGTACTCGCTGCACTGGCAGGGGTGGCTGTGCCAAGGCTCGGTCAATAATCGAAATCATTTTTCCTGCGCTGACAGGTCGGTCAGCGGGGCGATCTGCAATCCAGTCACGCGCCAGCTTCAATGCTTCTTTCATTTCACTTCTCCTTCTGCTTTGGCAATGGCTGCGCGGGCCTGTTGGTAAAGTTCTCGAAATGATTTACCTTCGCCATCAAGCATCTCTTTCAGCGCCTCCAGCAGCTCCGTATTCACTTCATGCAAGCGGAGTAGTTCAGCGGCGGCTTGACGTTTATTGCATTTAGGGTCTGCTTTTCTTCCCATATCGCCATCGTCTGCCATATAGCAAAGTACATCAGCCAAACGCAAGGCTTCGGGTTGTTTTTGAGTCATTTCTTTCTCCTCTCAGGTTTAGGGCAGTTTTCAGGCGGTGTGACTACGCACCAGATGGCTTCGTAAGACTGTTGCCAGCCTGCGTCAGTCCACCTGTCGATGTAGGTGTCAGGCATCGCAGCCAGTGCAGCCGCAATGGACATCTTCTTGGCATCTAAGCGGTCAGCAAGCTCTGCAATGGTGCAACCGTCCTCTTCATCACGCAGAATCTCACGGATAGGGTTAATCCACTTCGGACTCATGGCGTGTACCAGTAATAGCCAAACATAAAGCACACGCTGGCAATGATTCCAATGAGGACGGACAGGGTAACAAACCCTTCCATCACGTCCCAGAACAGGTCGCGCTCTTTCAAGCCGCAGGTACAGCGCCTGCCTTGGTCACAGTTTTGATTGCATGTCATGGCCTTTTCCCTTCCTTCAAAATCTCCAACCTTTCCCGATTGGCTCTGAGGGTGCAGTAGCGCTGGTGGATGCGCTCTAGCATGGACACGCGCCTGTACTTTGTACGCTCTTCTTGCAGCAAGACCAACAAATCAGTCTCGCTGTAATTCGGCAGTTCACTTTGAAATTTGCGCCAGGTCAACAATTTTTTTCTCCAGTTCAGCAATCCTTGCGGTCACTTTGTTATAGGCCCGCGACGCGCTGTTTTGCGTCCGAGTGCGAATAGCAAGTTCCGCTTGCGCGGTTCTTAGCTTTGCTTTGAGTTGTGTGAGTTTGTTCATGTTCTAAAGTTTATCACAGTTCTTGGCGTGTCAACTGTTTTTCTTAAACATCATTCCATCGCGCTGACCTGCGGCAATCACAATCCAGCCGTTCTCATGGGCTTCAATCAATCTGGCATCAAGCAATGGCTCAATGTATTTGCCCTTCTTGGTGTCTGATGAGATGTAATTTGCTAGTCGAGCGTATTTGTTGTTCTTAGAGCCAAGGCCATTGGCGCCTGCCCATTCAAAGAACGCGCTGCGGGTAAGGTACGGTGCGCCGCCTCGATCTTCTGCGCCGGTAGCAAACCATGCGCGTTCAAACGATGAGAAGCCAAGAACATCGCCCTTGCTTTCGCCTTCTGGTGCTTCGCCTTTGACTACTACCGCGCTAGTAACCTGATCTCCATCCTCATCCAACCAACCAGGTATCGCCACCGATTCAAGTTCAACAAACACGGTTTGCGCCATCTCAGCGTCTTTGCTCTTACGCTGTACGATCTCCATTGGTTTGCCTGGCTTGCTTGGAACAATGCTGATCTCGATGTCCAATGCGCCGCGCCATGCGCTTGAGCCTCGGGCACGGTGCTGTGCCTCATCCGATACGCCTGTATGGTGAACCAGAATGACGGTGCAGCCAAACTTTTGCATAAGCGCAGCGCAGGCGTCTAGCATGGTCTTGGCGTCTTGTGCGCTGTTCTCGTCACCGGCCATGAATCGGTGCAGGGTGTCTACAGTAATGACGCTTGGCTTGATCTTGAGCGCCCTGACTGCTTCCAGCACTCTCAAGTAGCCCTCGGTAGTGTTCAGGTCTAACCCTGACTTGCTAACCCACATATTAAGGGCGCTGACTTTGTTGTGGTGCTTCCAAGCGGCTATCCTGCTTCGCAAGCCGTGGTGGCCTTCACCGGCCAAATACACCATGTTGCCGGGTCTGACCTTGTGACCAAACCAGCTTGTCTTGCCACTAGCAATGTGCAGCATCCAGTCCAGCGTTACAAAGGTCTTGCCGCCACCGCTTGGGCCATGCACCATCACCAAGGCTTGGTCTTGTATCCAGTGCTTCACCAGCCAAGAGATGGGCGCTGGCTGCTCTGAAAAGCCGTCGGCATGGACTAGGTAGTCTGTAGCCATCAATGGCTTTAAAAGCAGCGCTAAGTCATGCCCCTCCTGAACGTAGTCATTGGCGTCACCCAGCACCGGCGGCATTGTCATACGAACCCCATACTTTGCACTGGCCTGCTCGGCGTAGCGTTGCCCAACTCCACTAGCGTCATGGTCGGCCACGATGCAAATATCTAGTGTCGGATGGCCTTCTTTGAGGATTCCGGTCACCGGCACCAAGTTGCTGGCGCTGTAAGCCACCGCGCAGGGCTGGCCTGTCACCTCGGCTATGGTGGCTGCCGTGGCAAATCCCTCGGCAATGTAGAGGGTGTCAACATCATCAGTGCTTCCCACAAGCCAAAACATTGAACCTGTTTGCCCACCTGGGTGATACAGCTTGCCGCCGGTATGGTCAATGTACTGGATGCTAGAGAGTTCGCCGTCCGAGTTGTACAGCGGCACCATCAGCCTGCCGTCGCCTGTAATCCTTGCGCCATGCGCCTTGATGCCTTTGCGCTGTAGGTAAGGATGCTCTGCGCTTGCTGCCCCTGCCTGCGACCAAATGAGATCGACGGTGTTCGCGGCCACTTCGCGGGTTTTGGCTTGCTCCACATCGCGCTGTGCCTTGGCTTCAGATAGCCTGCGAGACTGAGCCATTTCCTCGGCTACCGTCAGGCTGCGCCCTATCTCTGCCTTCCACGTCAACTCTACACCCGAACGCCAGCAGCCAAAACGCCCTGCCGGTACGCCATCATTGAAGGCTATGTACCAACCAGGCTTGTCGTGCCCCTTTTCACCCTTGGTGCCGCTGTTGTAGCGGTGGAC